CTTGATGGAGAATCCGTCTGTGGAAAGACCATTGGAGATCTTAACAGCGATATATCCGCCATCGGAGAGATCACCAATCCACCAGATTGTAGAGAAATCTGTGGTCTTGAGATCCTTACGAGGCTTAATAGCACCTGTATTGCTATCCTTATCAGCCGCACCAAGCATGTACATCAAGAGAGCCTCATTGATGTTGAGAGCCGTTGTGGAGATGGAGACTTCTGTCTCTGTGATCCTCTTCAGCTCCATCGTATTCTTGGGGCAATTGTCGATATCACTACCGAAATCCTCATAGGTAGGCTTTACATTGACAGTAATACCGCCTGTGGTAGCCGTGATGATGTCGGAATCGTTGAAAGTGCCATGTTCAACATCAAAATCCTTGACAAGGATACCTGCATTGATCTGAAGCTCTTCAAAAGTATTCTGGGGAATCTTTGTAAACTTCATTCCTTTTTCCTCCTGTTTTAGTATTCTGTGAAGAATTCCACCCCAAGATTGAGGATGACTCTTCGTATGTTAAGGGCTTCATTCTCGAGCTGATGCTGTGCGAATGGAGAGCCTTTGGTGATAAACATTCTGCCGTTATCGAGCTTGATGGTATTCATATTCTGAATAGCTTCAGAGATGGTATTGGCAAGCTTGTCAATTCGTTCCCAAGAAGAAGACTTGTCATAGATGGAAGCCGTAGGATATACAGGATGACCGAGATCATCTACTATCACTTGGTAAGCAATGTAAGGATACTTTGACGATGCATAACCTGCTTCTATCAGGCTCTGGATGTCCTTGTCATCCGGCATTGAATTTTCTTCCCATGCCAAGACTCCAAATCCGCTCCAAAATGCATTGTAAGCCTGCTGTTTATCCATCGATAGGTAACTCCCATTCTTCTGCTTCAACGGCTCTCAAATCGAGTCCTGCGCTGTCAGGAGTTGCTTTGTCATCTCCATCGGAGGTAATTCGATAATACTTGCCGTTTTTTTCTCTCTGGATCACATCGGGGAAGCGAAGTGTCAGATTCTTCTTGGTGTAGAGTGTGTGCCTGTTGCTGATGCCCTGTGCCGCCGCAATCCTTGCCTCTGTGGAGGAAGTGAATGAGAATGCTACCTGAATCTCTGCCCCTTTGACATAGACAGTCTTAAAACCACCATACCCATCGGGAATCGTGGTCTTATCCATCATGTAGCAGGTCTCCATTGCCGCATTTACAAGGTCTATCATCTTGCACCTCTCAACTTCCTGTACTTGTTGAGCCTGCCGCCGAATACATCCTGCCATGTTACATTCGATCCGCTATTGGCATTACCGCTTCCGCTCTTGGAATAGGAATAGCCATTGAAGCTTTCCGAATTGAATGGAGACATAGCCGCCGAATCAGCACCACCATACTTGGTCTGCCAATCCTTGATGTCTGAAGCGATGGCAATGACTACCGCAGGGATAGCCATTGCCTCGATTGTACCTTCAAACTCTTCATCGTGAAGATCTGTGGCAGGATAGATATGAACACCATCATTGAATGTTGAGCCGATGATGCGGAAATACTGTCCATTCTTAAGGGCAGGAATCGTGACAGAGCCATCCTCGATAGAGAATTTGCCTGCTATCTTCTTCACCCAAAAGTAATTGTTAAGGTAGTCGCATACCTCGGTCAATATCAATTCCATGATTAGCCTTCTCCGCCTTCATCACCTTCATCAGCCGTTGTGATCGTACCGACTACAACACCATCAAGCCTCTCTGCGAGGAATGTAACACCAGCAATTGCTACTGTCTCTTCCTGCATTCTCTGGTAATTGCCCTCTTCGTGAACACCAACAAAGCCTGTTTCTGCATCTGTGGTGAAATCGAATGCATCGCCAAGACCATTAGCCTCGGAAACATTGATGTAGTAATCAATGATGTTCTCGGATGCTGTTGCATAGAATTTACCCTGCGGAACAAGACCTGTGATGATCGCTGTGCCAAGACCGAGGAATGACTCTACATAAGACATACCGAATGCTGTCTGAACAGTAATCTGTGCCTTGCCGAGATAATCGGAAACATCCATAGGGTTGATGAAGAATACTGTGGAAACAGCATCATCCTCAAACAGAGTCGAAAGTTTTCCCCAAGCATTAGCAAGAGATGCCTGTAAGCCTACACCTGTTGCTGTTGCTAAACCTGTTGCAAGGAATGTGATGAGGTTGCTTCTGATGCTCTTCTGGATGTCGAGGATCAGTTTTGCGTTTGTAGCATTAACAGCCTGATCGTAGCCTCCCTTAAGGATAGCCTCTGCCGTTGTAGCCTTTCTCCACTTCTTCAGCGTAGCCTCGCCTACTGTGGTGTATGTTGTAGCATACTGTGAAAGGGGAATGATCTCGCCTTCGGGAACAGCACCATTCTCTAATGTGCCTGTTACCTTAAGCACCTTAAGAGCCGTACCAGCCGTTACAGGAATCTTCCTTGTAACACCAAGCATCTTGATGAGATTGTTTACATTCTCACCGAAAATCTGTGCGAAATCAATCTCTCTTACCTTCGCAATGTTAGCCTTCTTGATAACATTGGTCTCTGCATCTGTGATTACATTAGCCATAATCTTTTACTCCTTCGTTTAGATTAGTTTGTTTCAGCAAGACCGAATAATGAAGGATTCTCCAGCATAGCCTTCTGCCTCGCCTGTGCATCGGGAATTGCTCTAATCTGCTCCTTCGTCATAGTGGTCTTGCCGCCGTTTGCAGGAGGATTGGCTGATGGCATTCCTTCCGTCTTGGTGGTAGCAATGAAATCACTCCACTCTTCCTTCAGTTTAGCCTTCAGAGTCTCCTCATCCTTGATGATCCCATCATCGGTAAGCTCGATCTTGTCAACATCCGATACCTTTACAACTCTGTCGAGTCTCTTATCCGGAATTCCGATATCTCTCAAGATCTTGCGGAATGCTGATTCCTTCTTGGCTGAAGTTGCCTGTGCCTCGACATCTGCCTTATAGTTATCGAATTCCGTCTTCAATGCATCGTACTTATCCTTGTAGGGATCTTCTCCTGTAGCCTTCGCCTTGAGATCTTCATTCTCTTTCTGAAGGGCAGGAAGCTTCTCGGCTTCTTCCTTGTACTTGTCTCGTTCATCCTTGATCTCTGTGCAGACCTCGTTGTGTCTCTCGATGATTTCATCGATCTTGTCTTCCTCAAGACCAAGAGATGCCAAAAACTTCCTTGTAAGACTTGCCATAATCGATTCTCCTTTGCCTCGGTATAATTTGCTTCTTATATTTGAATCTATTTTCACTTATAGCACAAATGAAAATCATTCGCAAGTAATTGAAGGGAAATGAAAACGAAATGACGATGAAATGAAAGTAAAATAAAAGGGCAAAAGAAAAGCGGATGCAATGACTCATCCGCTTTGCCCAAAATGGAGGTAACATATATGAGTATGAACCAAACCAAACCAACTACATTGTATCATTCCTTGAGGATGGCTTCAAGCATTTGTCCATACTGATCGAGATGAGCTGTAGCACCAAACTGAATGAAGTGTCTTGCAGGAACACCTGTTGTCCAATGCCATTCTCCATTCTTGTCTTGGTATGCCCAAGGCGATGTTCTGCCGCCTTCCTCCGCATACTTACCTGTACCGAATTCGTGCCAGATGGCATATTTGACATCCGTACCGACATAAACGCATTGCGCTTCAGGATCAACCACAGGAGATATGCTTCCTTTTAGATTGCCTGTATCAACAGGAGCTTTCCCTGCCGCCGTAGAAGCCGCATCCTGCCCGATAGCCTCAAGCCATGCAAGTATCTTATCCTTGGAAGCATTCAATACTTCCTGCTTGTAATCATTAAACTTGACTCCAATAATCTCCATCAGATAATCCCCCTTTCCTTAAGAGCCTCATAACTCTTGGGATCATTTTCCTTCATGAATTCCTCATAAAGTTCTTTGTCTTTCGAGTGGTCTATACCTTTGAGCTGAATATTCAGCCTACACCTACAATTATATACCTCTTCCGGTTCTCCATTCGGATCGGCAGGATATCGCAGAGGTATTGAGAGAAAATCTGCGCCAAATACACCATTCTCATCCCTCTTTGTGCCATCGAGCATCATATGAGTTGCTCTCGTTCTGGAATCATATGTAGCACTCCATACCTCTTCTATAGGCACATCATGTTCCTTAAGATATTCAGCCGAAGCCGTTCTTCCCATATTCTCTGCACATGTCATAGCCGTTCTCGCATTGCGGATAGCGGAATTTTTGTCCATATCCGTTACCTTCTGCAAGTTTTCTGCCACTTGCGTAATGCTATCGCCCTTTATCATAGAAGATGCTATCTGCTGATTGATCTTCTCTTTA